AGTACAAAGCCTAACCATCTCATACCATCTAATCTTTTGTAAAATCTAATTTTCATAGTCGCTTGACATAATTTAATTTCATTGTTATAATACCCATGTGGGTTGTTACCGAGAACCTTAGCTACCTCACTAGTGAATCTTTTTACTTGGCATATTAAGTAAATCACTTAACTCTTTTATATCATTCTTGTCAATAGTTTCATCATTTAAATCGGAATTTTCTTCATCATCCCACTCATCATCCTTTATATCTCTTTCTAAAAATCCTGGTAAGGCCTGTTTTGCCTCTCTTAAAGAGATAACAAGTTTTCCATATCTTTTAGTAAAATCTGCCGTAGCATTACATATAGTTATAATTTTATCAATAGGAATAGTTACTATCTTTTCATCTGTAAAACCTACCCATTTAACTAAAGCAATATAATCAGATATGCCTTGTTCAGTAATACGAGGAACATATTTAATTAACATAGGTTCTTGCAATCTTAATAGTTTAGAGTTTTCAGGTAGTTGGTCTTTATGTAAAGGAAACTTACAACAGATTTCTTCTCCTGAAACCAGTCTGATAATCTTTACAGTTTTGCTGTCAATTCGATTAATCATATAACTATTTATCTAAATTTACGGTGTGTATTTCATAGTTGAAACTTTCCCGATTATAGATATTAACTCTTTCTTGGAAGTGTGTTAAAGTAAAATTCTTTTTATTCTTATATGTTAAATCATCTGAAATATCATAGACTGTAGCAGACTGTTTTTTATCACCGACTCGAAGGCCACGTCCAATACTTTGTAATACTCTTATAGGGCTCTTACTAGGGCTACTAAAAATAATGTTGTGTAAATTACGAATATTGATACCAGTGCTGAACGTCCCGAAAGAAGCGACAATAATTGCGTTGTCCGATTTTTCTGTAATTGCTCTAATTTTTTCTCTATCATCTGTTTCTGTTCCACCATAAACAAAAAATATTTTTCGTTTTGGGTCTGCCTTTTCTTTAATTAAGTTATATAAAATTTCACCGTGTTTTTCTACTAACTGAAACAAACATAAAGTATTGCCGTTTAGTGCCAAGGTCAGATTTCGTATGTATTTATTACGAGCAGTATTTTGAGTAAGATATTCTAATTCTTCAAAGTATTTTACACCATAAACTTTTTTAGATTCCTCTTCTGGATATTTTAAGTTTAAACAAACTACCTTTAAATTTGCTAATTGTTTTTTATCTATTAATTGTTTTGTTGATACCACTCTATTAACTATACCAAATAGTCCTGTCAATACCAACTTATTAGTTTTACTATCGTCCAGTGTTCCAGTAAGACCTATTCGATATTTACAATCTGTTAGTTTAGTCATTATCTTTGTTAATGATACAGCCTTGAACAAGTGGGCTTCATCACCTATAACTGCACCATAGTCTTCAAAAAACTTTTTAGGCATTTTGTATAATGATTGCCACGTAGATATAACTATACGTTTATCATCATCAATATCATAACCGTGATATTTTCTACTAACATTTGTTTCTGAATTAAAACCATAATCTTTAAAATCTTTATATAATTGTTCTACTAGTGATGTTGTAGGAACAATAATTAATATTTTGTTGTTTATCATATTCATATAGTGTCTAACCATCATGTATATAATAAGTGATTTACCAGAGGCAGTGGGTGATAAAATCAACCCTCGTTCACACTCTAAAGCAAATTTATACGCTTCTATTTGATAATCTCTAGGTTTAATAGACAGATCATACTCCTCAATCATACCCTCTATATCGGCGGCTGAGACATGATTATGTGTCAAAATATCACTAGATTCAACTATATGAATATCTTTTTTATTGCACCAATCTTTTAGATATGGGTATAGTCCTACATACATTTGACCTGTAGCATAAGAATACAATCTTATTTTACCATCCCACACTCTATTACGAAACTGTGGTGTAAACTTGTAACCAGGTACTTCAAATGAAAAGTAATCCGAAAGCTCTCTACGAATTGAGGCATCAGCGTCTATACGAATATAAACATCATTGATTTTATCAACAATAATATTTTGCATTTTAGTAAAAACTAAATGGATTTTTTCTAGCGTGTACTCTTTTCTTCACTATTTCTTTATCAATTTTTTCCATATTTTCAAGTTTTTGTTTATTTCTAAAGTCTGCTGGTAAACCTAGGTGAGGTCGAGCATCAAATAACATATTTTCACCATATGGGCCATTTAAATCGTTATAATGTAAAAATACTTGTGCATGATCGTTGCCTAAAAATGGTTCTCTCCAATGTTCTATATCACAACCTCTATACAATATCATATCACCTGGATTTAAATATAAAGGTTTTCCTTTTTTACCAAAATCACCAGACTCATCTACCCACATAGGCCATTGATAATCTTGCCAGTTTTTCTTACGGTCTTTTAAATTATCAATATTATGTCCTAAAAAAAGTGTTGTTGATACTTCACAACTAGCTCTATCTTTATGTCTTCTTAAAACATCACCTTCTCTATATAAACGCCAATAGGCATAAGTTGGTATTAAATTAAGTTTTGTAATTGTTTGCATTTGTTTTAATCCTTGAGCAAGTAATGTTTCCATTGCAGGATCACCATAACAAGAATAGACACCAGGACATTGAGGTTGAGTAAAACCTCCATCCGAGCTTTCACTATAATTAGGCCACTTTCTTTGCACCATTGTAGAAGCTCTCTTTGATCTTAAATGAGCATACGCATAAAGATATTCAGCCATTTGTACAGGTATGAAATTTTTAATAACACAATATTTGTGTTCCTTGTAAAATTCTGCTGTATCTTTTATGGTTTTTTGCATACTTTTTATTTATTATTTTATTGCCAAGGTTTTCCTAAAGTCCACAATACTAAAGAATATCTTGTACCTCTTGTAACAGGAGTAACACAATGATACATAAAGGATGGAAATATAACAATGGAACCTTGAGGTCTAATCTCTTTACAGACTTTATATCTATCTTTACCTGAATGTGGTCCCATGTCAAATTTTAAATTACCACCTGCGTAATTTTGAGGTTGTGTTAGATTTACAGTCATACTTATTTTTCTAACCTTATCCCACATATAATAATTGTCTGTAAATCCTGATACTAACCTTTGTCCGTCACGTTTTAAAGGTATATTATTTGCTTTCATATCAGGTACAGGACTTTGTTTACCATCTTTCATATCAAATATAGGTGCACCATTTTTATCTCTTAAAACTGGTTTAAACTCAGGGCTTATATTTTTATCTTTATTGCCAGGTTTAATCAAAACTGCAGGTTTATATTTACCAAAACCATCTGATTGACCATCAGAATGCCACCCATAGAAACCACCATGACTCTTATGTCCGTGATAAACTGTAAATTGAAAACGCTCTGAAAAGTCCCATTGCCAATTCCAACCTGCATTTTTGTTTGCATGTCGAATATATGGATGAAAAATATCATAAACCCATTGGTCACCCAACCAAGAAACTTCACTATCTCTAACGTAGGCATTTTTATCATTTAGACCTTTTTTTGCCATTGTCGATCTTGTTGCCCCAGCTGTCATTATTTTTTTAGAAACTTTTTTTCCAGAACTATCTATTGCACCTTTTTCTTTATGATCAAATGTGGTTGCTACTCTACTCATACCTTTTTTTTCATCCAAGACCATTTTAGAGAGACCATATGTAATAATTTTTCTACACATATCTGGCTTGACAGCTTTTAAATAAAACATATATGGATTTCTTAATTGCATTTAAATTATACCGCTAGTAAATTTCTTCCACTCTATAGCATTTTTAATTTGAAATGTACGATTTGAGATAATACGAATAGTTTTATCTAAATAATCAACAACACTTTGTATATAAGTTACCTTTTGTTCTAATTTAACTAAGTCATCATCTGACTTGATATATTTGTCAACATCTTGTTTTAGTAACTTTATATTGAAAGGTTTTTCTTGGTATACTTGTGGGTCTGCCTTACCTGTATAGTATTCCCATTTTTCACGCAACAATCTATCCCGTTCTTGTTCAGCCTTTTTTAATAGATTGATGTATTGATTGTGAAATTTACAATACTTGTTATGTATGGCTGGTGTTTTTAATGATTCTAAATCTAATTCAGTATCGTTTAATTTTAGGTCTTTTTCGGCTAACGTATGTAACTCATCAAAGGTCATAATATCTCCATTATATTAACTTTTAATATTTAGTAAAATATTAAGAAGTGGTTTCCACAGTTGTACTAGCACTTACATTTGCAAATTCATATAATTTATATTGAAATGTAACAATAGCAGTTAAATAATCAACGTCTGCGGCCTGTTGATTATAGTCTAATCCAGAGAGTGATATTGGATATATATCTCTAAATCTTATTTCTATATTGGCATTGTTTTTACTGGTCAGTACAAAGAGTGTAGCGTCTGAATATAATCCACCATCATCTTGTACTGCTTTTGTAACTTTACCTATTTCGTTACTAACACCTGTATTTGTAGTAGTTGGATATCTATCAGCACTTGCACCTTGTAAAGCACGAAACTGTGATGTGTCTTTTGGAAAACCAAGACCTGTCATC